TTGTGCAATTAGCAAAAGGAAAAAATAAGTTTCCAAACAGTTTTAAAGAAGTACCAAAAAGAATAAAACAAAAGATAAAATGGCTGAAAAAGTAATAATTGAAATAGAAGCGTCAACTAAAGAGGCACAAAAGAATTTAGATAATTTAAGTAAAACTTTTGAGGATGTTTACGGTGATATAAAACCGTTATCTACTGCGGTTGGAGAATTAGAAGATAGGCTTTATCAAATGGCACAAGCTGGTGATACAGCATCAGAAGAATTTCAACAACTTACACAAGAGGCTGCTAGATTAAAGACTGCTCAAAAGGAGGTTGATGAAATAATGGATAGGAGTAGTATGACTCTATCTCAAAAAGTTTCTACTGGTTTATCTACTGTTGCAAGTGGTAGTGTTTTAGCTACAAGCACAATGCAAGAATTTGGTGTTATTGGAGAGGATTCTGCCGAAACTGTGAACAGAGCAATCGGTGCGTTATCCTTTGTTGAATTTGCAAAAGGATTAAATGATTCAACTGGATTATTTACCAAGTTAGGAAAAAAGATAAAAAGTTATACTGTTGTACAAAAGATTGCAACTTGGGCTCAAAGGATGTGGAATCTAGCAATGGCAGCCAACCCATTAATGACTATTGTAGTTGCAATTACCGCAGTTATAGCAGCTGGTTATGCTTTAATAAAAATGTTTGGTGATTCAGCAGAAGAGTCAGAAAAAAATACAAAAGCGATTGAGGCACAAACAAAAGCTATTGAAGAACAAGGTAAAGCAAATCAAAAAAGAGTAACAGAATTAGAAGAGAGTATTTCTAGAGAACAAGAACTTTTAAAAGCTCAAGGAACTGACAAAGAAACATTAAGAAAAAAAGAAGGGGAGGGTTTAAAAAAGTTATTTGAAGAATCTCAAAAATTAAGAAATCAAGCAAATAAAGATTTGCAAAAATCTCTATTCCTAGAAAAATACCTTAAAGACCAAGGTTTTGATGAAGATAGTGACAGATTTCAAGCACGAAAAAAACAAACAGAAGCATTAAGAGAAATAAGAGACGAGAACCAAAAAAATGTTGACGAATATTTAAAAGCACTTAATGGTTTGAAACATAAATACGAAGTTGAAGATATAAAATCACAAATTGAAGATAATAAAAAACAAGAAACTAATCGTAAAAATAAAATAGCAAAACAAAAAGAATTAAATAATATATTAAGAAAGCTGCAAATTGAAAATATCGAAGATGAACAAGAAAGAGTTCTTGAGGCTTTCGAATTTGATGCTGAATTACAAAGAAAAAAATTAGTAAGCGAGGGTGCGAATAGAGAGTTATTACTTGAATTTGACAGAAGCACACAACGGAAAAGAAGAAAAATAATAAAAGAAGAAGAAGCAAAAGTAGCTGAAGATATAAGAAAAACTTTAATTGATACCGAAGCAGAAAAAAGAGAGGAAGAAAAACGTTTACTTGAAAAAAGCTATAACGATAAGCTTAAATTAGCAATGGAGTACTATGGTGCTGATAGTACACAAGCTCAAGAATTGGCAGCTGCAAAGAAAACCGCTTTAGATAATCAACAAAAGAAATTTAAAGAAGAGGACGCTAAAAAAGCTGCTGAAGAATCTGCAATCGCTGCTGAAAAATTAGTTTTAAATGAAGAATCTGAATTGTTGTCTTTTGAGAAACAAAGGGAATTAATACAAGAAAGAGAAAAACTTTTATTAGCTGATAAAACTATAAATGACAAGGATAGATTAACTTTAAAAAAGCAATTCAAAGAAGCATCAGACAAAATTGACGAATTAGAAGCACAAGCAGCAAAAGAAAAGTCTGAAAAAACTGAACAAGGTTTAAACCAATTAAGTGAAGTTGTTGGAAAAAATACAGTTGCTGGAAAAGGAATGAGTATTGCAGCGGCAACAATAAACACATATCAAGGGGTTACTGATGCACTTGCAGCCAAAACTATCACACCTTTTGAAACTGCTTTAAAATTTGTTAATGCTGGAGCAATTTTAGCAAATGGATTAAAAACTGTTAAGCAAATGGCATCGGTTAAAATTCCAAATGCTTCTGGTGGTGCTGGAACTGGTGGAGCATCATCTCCAAGTGGTGGTTCTGTTTCACAACCTCCAGCCTTTAATGTAGTTGGAGCAAGTGGAACAAGTCAATTAGCTGATGCAATTGGTTCACAATCAAAAGAACCAACGAGGGCTTATGTAGTTTCTGCTGATGTTACAACCTCTCAAGAAATGGATAGAAATACAATAGAGGGTGCATCAATATAATTTAATTAAAAAAGCAAAATATTAACTTAAAACTATTATATAAATATGAAAATGATAGAACTAATTTTGGATGAAGATGAAGCGATTGGAGTTGAGGCAATTAGCGTTGTTGAAAATCCAGCAATTGAATCTGATTTTATAGCACTTAATAACCAAGAAATTAAACTTGCAGAAATAAACAAAGAGAAGCGTTTATTAATGGGTGCTTTATTAATACCACAGAAGCCTATATACAGACGAAACGGAGAAGAAGAATACTATATATTCTTTTCAAAGAAAACAGTTGCAAGAGCATCTCAAATGTATTTGCAGAATGGTAATCAATCACAATCAACATTAGAACACGATAAGCAATTAAAAGGTTTAACATTAGTTGAAAGTTGGATAGTTGAAGACAAGGCAAAAGATAAAACTGCTTTGTATGGTTTGGATGTACCAGTTGGTACTTGGATGGGTTCTGTTAAAGTTGAGAATGAAGACCTTTGGAATGACTATGTAAAAACTGGTAAGGTAAAAGGTTTTTCAATTGAGGGATATTTTGCTGATAAGTTAGAGCGACCAAACGAAGAGTTAAAAGAAGATTTATCTGCTGAAGAAAAGGTAATTGAAGAACTTAAAAAACTATTATCATAATGAGCAGAGCAGTTTATTGTAAGTGTAAAAATACATACTCGATTGAGTGTAAAACCAATCAAGGTAAAGAATGCAATGCACCAGAATATTGGAAGCAAGGAATCGGTAGAATAAACGCAATAGAAAACGAAAACTAAATTTAATATATATAATGAAAACACAAAGAGAAGTATTTAACAAATTATTTAAAGAGGACAAAACAGAATTAGCAACGCAAAAGATTGAGTTGGGTGCTATTGATGATTTAATTTCTGACTATAAAGCTATCGCTGCAAAAGCAGTACCTCTAAAAGGAGTTATTCAAAAAGCTGCTAATAATTTATCTAAAATATCTGATGACTTGGATAAAGTGCAATCAAATGCTAAAAAATTAGAAGGGATGGCTAAAGAATTAGGCGCTCCAAACATAGTTAAAAGCGCTCAAGACTTATTTAAGACTGCTGGTAATTTATCAAGTTCTTGGGGTAAGTCCGCTTTAAAAATAGAAACAGCAGCTAAAGAGATTTAAAACCAAAATACAAAATAATAACTAAATTTTATTATATAACTATGAACACAAATCAAACATTAAACAAAGTTAGAACTTTGCTCGGTATCGAAGTGAAGTTGGAACAAATGAAGCTTGATAATGGTGCTGTTTTAGAAGCAGAAGTATTTGAAGTTGGTGCAGAAATCTTTGTCGTTGCAGATGAAGAAAGAGTTGCAGTACCAGTTGGAGAATATGTTACTGCTGATGGAATGACAATCGTTGTTGCAGAAGAAGGTATCATTGGAGAAATCAAAGAAGCTGGAGCAGAAGAAGAAGCACCAGCAGAAGAAGAAGCACCAGTTGAGGAAGAAGTTGTTGAGGAAGATTTATCAACCGAAACAGCTACACCAAAAAAGGTAATCGAATCAGTAAGCAAAGAAACTTTCTTTTCTGAAATCGAAAAATTAAGAACTGAAATCAACGAACTGAAACTTTCAAATGTTGAAGTAAAAGAAGTTGAAGAAGTATCTGTTGAATTATCAGAAGACGTTGAGGGGATTTCACATAATCCAGAAAACGGAACTGCAAAGAAAGAGTTGAACCTTTACTCTCAAAAAGGTAAGAATAACACAATGAGTAGAATTTTTAACAAACTAAATAAATAAAAAAAATTATGAGTTTATCAATTACAAGCAGTTATAGCGGAAGTTTCGCGGGAAAATATGTATCGGCGGCTTTGCTTTCTGGAAACACAATCGCAAACGGATTAATCGAAGTTAAGCCAAACGTAAAGTTTAAAGAAGTATTAAAAAGAGTAAGTTTATCTGGAGCAATTGCAAATGCAAGTTGTGATTTTACAGATGCTGGAGCTGTTGTATTAACTGAAAGAATTATCGAACCAAAGGAATTACAAGTAAATTTAGAACTTTGTAAAACTCCTTTTCAATCAGATTGGGAAGCTATCTCAATGGGATATTCTGCACACGACAATTTACCATCAACATTTTCTGATTACTTTATCGGATTAATGGCTGGAGAGATTGCACAACAAACAGAACAAGATATCTGGAGTGGAACTGCTGGAGCTGGAACATTTGATGGTTTTGCTACATTGTTAACTGCTGCTACTTTACCAGCTGGACAAGACATTACTGCTGCAACTGTAACTGCTGCAAACGTTATTGCTGAATTAGGAAAAGTTGCTGATGCAGTACCATCTGCTTTATACGGAAATGAAGATTTATATATCTATGTTTCTCAAAATGTATGGAGAGCATACAAGAGAGCACTAGGAGGATTTGCTGCTGACGGAGTTGGTGCAAATGGTTCAATGGCACAAGGTCCAAACCAAGATATCGATATTCAGTACTTCGATGGAATCAAAGTTGTATGTGCAAACGGATTAGCTGATAACACAATGGTATCAACTTTGAAATCTAACTTATATTTTGCGACTGGCTTGTTAAATGACTCAAATGAGATTAAAGTGCTGGATATGAGCGATTTAACAGGTTCAAAAAATGTGAGATTTATCGCACGTTATACTGCTGGAGTTCAGATTGCAGTATTGGAAGATGTAGTTTTCTACTCTTAATATTAAATAATTAATAACTAAAAAAAGGTAGGTGGTTAATCTGCTTACCTTTTTTTTATAACCTTAAAAAATAACAGTTAGTTTAATAGCTAACTACTTAAAAATCAATAACTTATGGCTTGTTTACTTACATCTGGAAGGGCATTACCTTGTAAAAGTTCTGTTGGTGGCTTAAAAGCGGTTTATTTCGCTGATTATGGTACATTAGGAGCTGCTACAATAGTAGCTGGAGAAATTACGGCAGTTGCTGGAACTCCAGACT